AAAGAGCTGGGATGCCGTAAAGGCCCGTAAAGAGGAGCCAGTACGGATTGATGCGTTTGGAATGTCAACAAATGGTATCGAGATACTTTACATTAAGCCGTACAAGGCAGGATATTACTACTACGCTCCGACCGACTATCAAGGTTCATTGCCTTATGCCGACTTGGAAGAGGAGGTAGCCAACTACCATATCAATAACATTAAGAACGGACTTGCTCCGTCTATGTTGGTTAACTTCAATAACGGAATCCCAACCGAAGAAGACCAAACGCTAATCGAGCGCAGGATTGCAGACAAGTTCTCTGGTAGCTCGAATGCGGGTCGGTTCATCTTGGCGTTCAACGACAACAAGGAACTCGCAGCAACAATCGAACCCGTGCAACTATCGGACGCAAGCGACCAATACCAATTCCTATCTACGGAATGCACGCAAAAGATTATGGTAGGCCATAGGGTGACTTCTCCGATGCTTTTAGGCATCAAGGATAACTCAGGACTGGGTAACAACGCAGAGGAGCTTAAAACGGCTTCTATTCTGTTCGACAATGTCGTTATCCGTCCGCTGCAAGAAATTATCTTGGACGGCATCGAGCAAATCCTTTCGTTTAACCAAGCGTCACTTAATATCTACTTCAAGACCTTGCAGCCTCTGGAGTTTAAGGAGGAGATTGTTGCTCCTTCTGAGGTAGTCGAGGAGTCAACAGGCGTTGAGGATAGTAACTTTAGTTTATCCGCCGAGGTCACCGATGCAGAACTGGAGGAGGTATTCGACCGCCTTGCTGAGTTTGGTGAGGATGAGGACTTGGAGAACTTCGACTTGGTGGACGAACGCCCTGTTGACTATGAGCAGGAGGCGTATTTAGATTCACTTCTGAAGTTGACCAAGACAGGCGAAGCCTTCCCAAACGCCAAAAGCGAGCAAGACGGAATCAGCAAAGATGGACGCAAGTACAAAATCCGTTACGCCTATGCTCCCACGGCTGAAAAAGTACAAAAGTCCAATAGTCGAGAATTTTGCAAAAAAATGATTGCCGCCAAGAAGGTCTACCGAAAGGAAGATATTGAGCGGATGGGCAAGCAATCCGTCAACGCTGGATTCGGGCCACGAGGTGCATCCAACTACGACATTTGGTTGTACAAGGGCGGTGCCCGTTGTCATCACTTCTGGATGCGTAAGACATACTTGGCAAAGGCGGAAGGTGTAACGCCCGACGCAAAGAATCCGAATGCTGATATTTCGGTTAACCAAGCCCGTAAAGCAGGAGTCGACCTACCGAAGAATAACGGACTTGTAGCCAAACGCCCAGTTGATATGCCAGAAGAAGGATTTTTACCTAAAAGCAAGAAGTAATGCCAACTGCTCTATTCATTAAGCGAGAAGATATTGTCCGCAACACGGCAATATCAGGCAACGTCGATACGGACAAGTTTCTGCAATTTATCAAGATTGCCCAGCAGATTCACGTCCAGAACTACACAGGAACCAAGTTGTACGACAAGATTTCAACCGAAATCCTAAACGACACCTTGAGCGGTGATTACTTGGCGTTGGTGGTTGACTACATCCAACCGATGCTTATTCACTTTGCAATGACCGAGTACCTGCCCTTCGCAGCGTACACCGTTGCCAACGGAGGAGTGTTTAAGCACATCAGCGAGAATTCAACAAACGCAGAAAAGATAGAGATTGACTACTTAGTTGAGAAAGAGCGAACGATTGCGCAATACTATGCGCAGCGATTCATCGACTATATGGCTTTCCATTCAACTGAATTTCCAGAGTATAATGAAAACGTCAACGAAGACATCTACCCAGACCGAGACAACCGTGCGTCCTCGTGGGTGCTATAAGGCAAAGGAGTCGAACGTAATTAAACTAAAACGATATGTCGAGTCCAAATAATACCATAGACTGGGGGCAGGGGAGCGCAATGAACCAAATCGGTTGGGGGCAGGGCTATGTCAACAACATCAACTGGGGATTGATTCACCCAAACTCGTGGGGGCATCCAGAAACGAACCTGACGGGTCAGAGCGGTGACGCTTATGATTTCTTTTACTTACAACGTGTAACGGCAGCAGGAGGGTATTACGAGGGTAGTGCTTGTGCTATTGCTAAAATTGATGCCTGGTTATGAGTTTTTACGATGACGCTTCTTGGCTTCTGATTCCCGAGGGGATTGAGGAGGATATTGTATTTGCCCAAAAGCCAACCAACGGAACGGGGGATTTGACGTTCACCCGTGCCTCTGATGCCACCCGTACCAATTCGGCAGGGGTGATTGAACGGACTCCGTGGAATTTGTTGGAGCAGAGTGAAACTTTTGCGAATGCGTATTGGCTAAAATTAAATGCAACAATAACGGCAGATACTACAACCGCACCAAACGGAACAACTACCGCAGATTCTCTTGTTGAAAGTTCTACCAATGGCATACAAGAGATTTACCGCACACCATCACCAACAAGGGCGGGGACATTTACATATAGTGTGTATGTCAAAAATTTAAGCGGGACGAGATTTTTAAATTTGAGTTTAAGTGGTACCACTTCTTCAGATTTTGTTTCTGTTAGATTTTCCCCATCTACTCAATCATTGAGTAGTGTAGTTGCCTCTGGAACTTTTACTAGCAGCTCGGCATCGTTTACCTCAGTTGGTAATAGTTGGTATCGTGTGGTGTTGACTTTTACAACAACATCACTGCCTATCCCGCAAATCGCCTTGTCAACTGACGGTTCAAATGGAAACGTTGGGGGCTTCGGTGTGCAAACTTACACGGGTAACGGAACATCGGGAATCTTTATCTGGGGCGCACAACTCGTTGAAGGCACAGACGCAAAGCCCTACTTCGCAACAACTGACCGACAGAATGTACCACGACTTGACTACCGCAATGCTGATGGGAGTTTGAATAGTTGTCCTCGCCTGTTGCTCGAACCCCAACGCACCAACTTGGTGCCTAACGGAGTTTTATTTAATACACAGACTGGGGTTAGTTATGATAGCAGTATAACTGCATCTCCTGCTCCAGGAGTACAAAACGCTACCAGAATTACTAAAAATGAGGCTGCTGGTAATGTGCGCTATGCCAGTCAAAATGCATCGGCTACTTTATTGGCTGGTTCATCAGTCTATACGTTAAGTAGATACTTTAAATACGATGGCTTTGATTTTCAAACCACAATGGAATTTAACAATTCTGGCAACTGGGGCGGTGTTTCGTGGACTGTTCCTGTTAATATAAGTTCTACATCCATAACGATAGGCACCCCGACTGCTTGTACCGCCTCGGTTGTTAATGTGGGCAGCGGCTGGTATCGTGTAACTGCTACAATTACTACTGGAACTACACCTTCAGGCTTTCCTACCTATCTAATGCGTTTACCTTCTACCCTATCTACTGGGCAGGGATTCTTGACCGCATTACCTCAAATGGAATTGGGGGCTTATGCAAGTACGTTCATTCCTACCACTACGGCTGCGGTGACGAGGTTGGCGGACTTGGCAAGTAAGACGGGTATTTCTTCGCTTATTGGTCAGACTGAAGGGACGATTTTCCTTAATATGCAATACGAGGTAGCGCAGATAGCAAGATTTAGTTTAAGCGATGGAACGGGAACCAATTGGATTTTCTTTTCATATCCAGAATCTGGCGTTCTTTCACGTGTTTATATAAACGCATCTGGTGTTTTGCAAGTAAACGCTTTCACTGGTTCTGTCTTTACGGCAAACCAAACCTACAAGATGGCATTTGCTTATAAGAGCGGTAGCTGGGCTTTGTACATTAATGGAGCGTCTGTACTTTCTGGAACTCAAACTTTTTCTTTCAGTGCAACACTTGACAGATTGTTATTGTCAAGTACGGGTAACAGTGCAACAAATCCGACAGAAGTTTTTGGTAAAATCAACCAAGCCGCCCTATTCCCAACCCGATTGACAAACGCCCAACTGGCACAACTCACCACCTAATGGAATACCGCAAATACGCTTGGCCAACCGAAGGCCAATTCATCACCGATATGCTTTCCGCAGGATTCGCCCAAATGGAAGAAGACCAAATCACCTTTGTGAATTGCTTCGTTCATCAAATCGGCAAGGTGTGCATAGCAACAGACGAAGAAGGAAACTGCACGGACTACGACCCACGTTGGGCGGTTGACATCATTTGGGTAGCACCATCCGAATTTCAACAATACGTTGTGTGGCCAACGCCAGGTAGTGCCGTTCATTGGTTTGCGGGATGGGAGAGTAACTACGCAGCAGCATACGAACAACACACAACGTCAATTCAAGAATGAAGCACGATAGTACAAGCGCAGTAGCGACAAGTTGGAGTTTGGCCGTAGGTGGGTTGACGTTGGCCGAGGTGCATCAGATAGCGGGATTGTTTGTGATGCTGACCTCGTTCGTGTACACCGTATGGCGTTGGAACCGAGATATCAAAAATGATAGATAGGATTTTCCGCAACTGGAAGACCACCGTGGTTGGACTTGGGCTGATATTATTCGGTGGTGGTTTGGTGTGGTTTGAGAAAGCCAGCCTTCCCGAGTTCAGTGCGTTCCTAATGGGTGGCTTTGCGTTGATGATGACCAAAGATGGAGAGAAGAAGTGATAAAATCCCATATAGCGGATGATTTCCTACCAAAAAGTGCGATATAAGACACGTTAACTCGTAAATTGTTAGAATTACTGCATAAAATTTATCAAGATGAAACTATCAAACAACTTTAGCCTAAGCGAGTTCGTGAGAACCGAAACAGGTTTACCGAACCGCCCGACCCAAGATGCGATTGCCAACCTCAAGTATTTGGTGCAATACGTCCTGCAACCTGCACGAGACAAGTTCGGGCCTATTGAAGTTACAAGCGGTTACCGCTCGCCCGAGGTGAATGCTGCCGTAGGTGGTTCGGCAACAAGCGACCACCTATTCGGAAGAGCTGCAGACATTCAATGCGAGGATATGGCAGCCGTATTTAACTACATACGCAAATACACGCATTTTAAGCAACTTATTTGGGAGTTTGGTACAGATAGTCAACCTGCGTGGATTCACGTCTCCTACGAGCTTAATAACAACCGAGGACAAGTTTTAAAAGCAATTAAGAAAAATGGCAAAACCAAATACATCAAATTTTGAAAGTTGGCTTAATGAACTCGAAGACGTACCCACACCCCCTGCTTGCAGCATTGATAATCCTGATTGTGAGTCTTGCTCTGGGTAGTTGTAGTGCTGATTGGCATCTTCGCCAAGCCGTAAAGAAAGGAGCGAATGTTTACATTCAGAAATGGGATACCACTATTGTCACAAGGGAGCGCAAGATTGTTGATACAGTATTGCTGCCGAAATGGGACTCGGTGGTTATCAACAAGGATAACATCAAGGTCAAGTTGGTAAGACGTGTTGATACAATCCGTGTATCAGCAACTTGCCAGAGCGACACCGTGCAGGTGACGAAGTACATCCGCCAAAAGGTCTCCGCCCCAAGGAAGCAATCTTTTTTTTGGCAGATAGTTGCAGCAGTTGCAATCGTTATCGGATTTGCTGCCCTAATAAAGCGATAGAGGTACTTTATATGCATTCTAATGCACTTTATATCAAAAGTGGTATGTTGATATGCCTTGACATATAAAAGTGTCTTAAATCAAAGATTTTCTTTTATTTTTAATTTTAGTCAAGTTATAACTTTACTTACTAAGTTTAGTTGATTAGTTAAGTAAGTTACTAAGTTAACTAACTAACTAAGTTGTAAAAAATAAGCCTTGGAGGCATACCTCCGACAAGTGTTAATAACTTTTTTTGTTTTCAACATTTGTTAGACCTATTGAATCTTGCTTTAGGTTTGCAGAATGGGAACAGATAGAAACACCAAGCGAATGAAATACTTCGCTATCGAGGAGGGTCGTCTTAAGAACGACTACACCAATGCCTTCTTGAATCACTTTGGCTTTTGCGATTACAACCTGTCCATTGACGAAGCAAGAGACCTTCGCAAATACAACACGTTCGAGAACGGAACAAAGCACTTCGACCGATGAGCGTTCCGAAGTATTACTTGGGCAAGTACAAGGGCATCGAGGCTATGGACGTGGTTCTGGACTTTCAGGAGGACAACTACAACCTCGGCGTAGCAATCGCCTACTTGCTCCGTGCTGGCAAGAAGCCATTTAATCCTATTGAGGACGACATTGAAAAAGCAATAATCCACCTACAACGTGAACTTAAACACCGAAATGCCATACTACAACAACCCACAAGTCAAGAGCCAGATAGATTTGATACTGGCGGACATTGCGAATCTTTTCGCTAACTGTAATGACAAAACAAGAAGCCAAGCCAAAGAGCAAGAGAAAGTCCTGCTCGGACGCATCCACCAGCTCGACCCCGCCTTCGCGGCTCGTTGCGGATACAAGGATTGAAGTCACGCTTGGCAAGGTTCCTTCGCTTAATCAGTTCTATTCCTCCAAGCATTGGATAGTTAGAAAGAAGGCTAAGGACAAGTTTGTTGCCGAGGTTCTTGCTCAGTTAGCAGGATACGACCCATTCAAATTCAGTTCACTTATAGTAAACTTAGAACACAACTACGGCTACGATAATGATAACTGTATAATGGCCGTGAAGTTTGCATTGGATGCGTTACGCAAGCACGGAGGCGTGCAGGACGACACCGCTCGGTTTGTTACAAAAGTTTCCATATTTAGAAACTCTGACGTAGAAAAGAATACAGGCAAAGTAATTTTTTTTGGTGAATGTTTGTGGTATTGATTTTTTGTATATCTTTGAACCATTAACCAACACACTCACTTTATGGAATACACATTCCGAACGAATTGGTCGCAAGAAGCGGCCGCCCAAATGGTGGAGTTTCTGCAACACCGTGTCGAGGCACTATCCTCACGCAACGAATTCCTCGAAGCAGAAAATGAAGTATTAAAAAGAACCTTAATCAACGAATTGCAAAATGGCTAAAATCACCAGCATTACCCCAACAGGACAGTGGAACGAGTTCTTCAAGTTCGAAGTACGATTTGACGACGGAGACTTTGGAACAACATTCGCAAAGTCCACAACCCCTCCGTATGCAGTAGGCGACGATGTTACCTACACCAAGAACGAGAAGGGAACCATCAAGATTCAGAAAGCAGGATTCCAAAACAACTACACTGCACCGTTCGCTAAGAGCGCAGCAGGTGGAGACGACCGTGGTAAGTCAATCATCCGTCAGGTTGCATTGAAGTCGGCAGTTGAAATGTCTGCGGCATACGTAGCCCAAGGCGCAACGATTCCAGTAGAGAAGATTTTTGAGTTGGCCGATAAGTTTAACGTGTGGATGCTCAACGAACAGAAGGGAGCAAGCCACGAGGAACACTTCGCTCCCCGTGTAGAAGAAAGCAGTCCTTTTTAGTGTGTGTGTTTTTTAGGACTGCTGGCCCCTCTTCGGAGGGGCTTTTTTTTGCCTAATGTTTTTTGTATTAGATTTTGATTTACTTTTGACGAAACACACAACACAATGAGACATCCAGACATTTTATCCAACGAAGCGGTCTTACCGTTTCTTGAAAGAGCAAGAGCGGGCAAGTATTACGATACGGGCAAGCTGGGCAATCCGAAGATAGACGAGTACCTCCGATTTAAGGATGGTGAGTTTATCGTTGTTACGGGTCACGCCAACGTAGGTAAGACGCACACGCTTATTTACCTGATGCTGATGCAGTCGATGAACTACGAAAAGAAGTGGTTGGTCTATTCAGCAGAAAACGAGGTACACTCCTTGAAGCGTAAGATGATTGAGTTTATTGCTTGCCTGCCGATTCAACAGATACCTGAACACGTTATGTACCGCCATCTGGACTTCGTAAACGAATACTTTACTTTCATTGATGGGAACAAACTGTACGATGCCTTCGGTCTGTTGCGGGTAATGGAGGAAATCAAAGAGGAATGGGATTACACAGGTGCGCTGATTGACCCGTACAACTCGTTATCTACCGACCAAAAGAAGTTGGGTAAAACAGGGATGCACGAATACCACTACGAGGTGGCCTCGGCTATTCGGGTATTCGCCCACAAGAACAATGTAACTACAATTGTAAATACACACCCAGTTACGGAGGCGATGCGTAGAACCTTTCCGCAAGGCCATCAATACGCAGGCCTGCCAATGCCTCCAATGACTTCAGACATTGAAGGAGGGGGCAAGTGGGGCAACCGTGCCGACTGTGTACTTGTGGTTCACCGTATGGCACAGCACCCGACCGACTGGCTATTTACAGAGCTTCACGTCCGCAAGACCAAAGAGATGGAAACGGGTGGAAGGCCAACTGCGATTGCCGATCCGATTCGTATGGAATCTATGCGAGGCAATGTTGGATTTAAGATTGATGGTTATAACTTGCTGGACGCACCAACACCTGTACAAATCACTTTAAACGATACC